TGGAAACCTTAAAAGATTGGTATAATAATACTGAAGAAGAACGAGTAATAATTAGCAGGGATACCCTAGACTTTGGCATATATCAATATTGGAATTTTGATTGGGAATATTTGATGACTAGGATTCCATATGATTGGGATGCAGTCTTGCTGGGATTTGAGAATATTAATTACATCCCTTTCTATCTTCATCAAATAATGCCAGCACATACCTTTGGCATTGCGCTACTTAATAGAAGGTATGTTAAAAAATTAATAAGACTTCACTGTATTGGTGATCAATATAAATTAACAAATTACATAGCAAACAAAAACTTCGGTCTACATTCTGGAACTCCTGATTACTTTGTTGGACATTGTGGTAAAACTTATTGTTTGCCGATGTTCCCCAATCATACAGATTTCTTTGATAAGAGTACAAAGAGATATGCGATAACCAAGGCATGTAGACTTGCATATTATGATTGGTGGAGGAACGATAAAAAGAGACACAGTTTGGATGAACTCTTTACATATGGAAAGGCAAATGATACTGGAATGATTAAAAAAATTGTGCGCTACCTTGGGACTGATGGACTTAAAAAATAGATTAAAAAATTTCCCACACATTTATTATGTGAACTTAGATAATAGAACTGATCGCAGAGATTATATGGAAGATCAGTTTGATTATTGGAAACTTCCATTTACAAGGATCTCTGGATCAAAATATTTGGCATCCAACATGGATGAGTGGGCGAAGCATAAAGTTGTTGGTCGAGTCAACGGGATTCCAGCATATGCCCTGGGAAATGCCGTTACTCATTTAGAGTTTATGAAACATTGGATTCAGACCAGAGATGATGATCATCTCCTCCTTATGGAAGATGATTATGATCTGACCCTGTTCCAGTATTGGAATTTTGACTGGGATTATCTTATGTCAAGACTTCCTTATGATTGGGACTGTATACAACTTGGGTTTGAATCTAGCGAATTTATACCATTCTTCTTACATCCAAAATTAAGGCATACTTACTTTGGACCAGTTCTAATGACCAGAGATTATGTTGAAAAATTATTGTCTCTTCATTGTCATTATGATAAATATCGATTTGATAAAGTCACTGCAATAGAAGGGTTCTCTAAGCATTCAACAACAGTAGATTATTTTATTGGGCATACTGGAAGAACTTATTGTATTCCACTCATTACTACTAATATAGGGTTGACTAGTACAGAGTTTAGTCTCCATATAAACCGAATGCATCATACAAAATCGAGACATGCATATTATCACTGGTGGATGAAGAAGCACCTTAAGTTTAGTTTAGATGACTTTTTTACCTACGGTAAACCAAATGACACAAAAATGACCATACTCACTGTTTAACTATGTACGCAACTAATGAATGGGATAGACTAAAAAAAGTTATTGTTGGAGTTGCTGATTATGCAAGAATTCCATCGATGGACAAAAGTCTGAGAACTATAAACTATGCGGGAGAGGATGATGTATCTCATGTAAAGATTGGTCCATATCCAGATAAGGTTATTGATGAAGCAAATGAGGACTTGGAAAGATTTTGTAATTTTTTAATTGGTGAAGGTGTAGAAGTCTTAAGACCCAATAGAGAACCAACAGAGTATTATAATTATTGTCCCAGAGATTCTGTATTTGTTCATGGAGATGTGGCACTCGCCACTCCACAACCACTTAGATCTAGAAGAGGTAACTGGAGATCCTTCAAACAGCATTTAAAAAACGTAGATGAAATTCCTTGTGCATACCATGATGGTTTATATGATGAATCGTGTATTAAGGATCCAACAAAACTAGCATTGACTGAAGTCACTCCTGCATTTGATGCTGCAAATGCGATTCGTGCAAATGATGAGGTTCTCTACTTAGTTTCTAATAGTGGTAATGCCGCAGGAGCAAAAATGCTACAGAGATACCTTGGGAATTCTGCAACAGTCAGAGTTGTAAAAGATATCTATACTTTTGTTCATATAGACACTACTATATGCTTCTTACGAGAGGGATTGCTTATGGTCAATCCAACAAGAGTAAAGGATAAAGATCAACTCCCATTCCCATTTAATACTTGGGATATTATCAATGCTCCAGACCCAGTGGACATTGGTTATCATATCGGTTATAATAATGCATCAGAGTGGTGTAACATGAACTTGTTTAGTGTTTCTCCAGATCTAGTTGCTTTAGAAGAGCATCAACACCCAACTAGAGAACTCTTGGAAACTTATGGCATAGAATGTGCAATGCTTCCAATGAGACACCAAAGAACTCTAAGTGGTGGATTTCACTGTGTAACATTGGACTTAGAAAGAGAATGAAAGTAGGATTTATTGGTCTTGGTAAACTAGGATATCCATGCGCTAAAGTCATGTCAGACTTTGGTCATAATGTATACGGTTACGATATTGAACAAAGAGAGGAAGCAAAATCCTTTATTGGTGGATTTATCCAAATGGAAAAATCTATTAAGGATGTAGTTGAGAAGAGTGCAATTGTATTTGTTGCTGTTCCTACTCCACATTCTCCAGAGTATGATGGAAGTCTTCCAACAAGTAGTCTGGAACCAAAAGATTTTGATTATAGCATTGTAAAAAATGTTCTTAGCGAAATCAACAAGTATGCTGATGGAACACTTGTATCGCTGATTTCTACCGTTCTTCCAGGAACTATCCGCGAACAATTACTTCCCTTAGTTCCAAATTGTACTTTTGTATATAATCCTTATCTGATTGCGATGGGAACCATCGAAGATGATATGATAGATCCTGAAATGGTGATGATTGGCACTGCAACAGGTGATCAGTATTCGCAAGATGCAAGGTCTGTAATTAGATTTTATAAGACTATTGTTGAGAAGGTTGCAGAAAGCATAGCCAACAAGGGTTCGTTGACTGGCGGTGAGAGGGGAGACTTTGATTGGTACGTTGTTGGAACATATGAAGAAATCGAGTGTGTAAAAGTCTTTTACAATACATTTATTAGCAGTAAAATTTCTTTTGTCAATATGATTCAAGATGTTGCCGTTAGACTTGGCAATATTAATGTTGATGTTGTTACTTCTGCACTTACAAAAGGAACAACTAGAGTTATTAGTCCAGCGTATATGACTGCTGGAATGGGTGATGGTGGTGCATGTCATCCAAGAGATAACATCGCGCTAAGATTTTTGGCACAAAAATTGGATTTGGGATACGACATCTTCTCTTCTGTAATGGGATCCAGAGAAGTTCAAGCAAAAAATATGGCAAAGTATCTTGTTGATCTTGCAGAAGAGAAAGATCTTCCAATTGTTATTCATGGTAAAGCATATAAACCTTTGGTGGAATATGTTGATGGTAGTTACAGTCTTTTAGTTGGATACTATTGTGAGCAATATGGAAAGACTGTAACTTATGTGGATAAGTATACTGGTGATCAGAGAGACTCTGAAGATCCTGCAGTGTTCTTACTTGCACATAGCGCAACCACTACTTATAGGTATTGGGATGATGCACCAGAAGATGAAATGTATTGCAACATTCCAGATGGAAGTGTTGTAGTGGATCCTTGGAGAAAGTTCAGTTCAGATAATTTAGAGGTTATTCACTATGGAAACACAAGGACTATTGCTAACTAGAGAGTTATTTCCAATTACTGTAGTTAAGCATTCTGTAATTAACTGGGAAATAAAAAAACCCCTACTTCTAGACTTAATTAATAATGAGGCAGACTTGGGGTGGCATGAGTGTCATACTGATTACTTTAAGAGTTATGGTAGGGGTTCTTACTTCGATAAGTGGTATGATATTATGAAGGAGGATCTTGAACATGTTCTTCCTGGATTTGGTCTTCCATTTGGTTCTTTGGATAGATGGCAATTGTGGTCCCAAAAATATAAAAAGGGAGAACGCCATGGTCTTCACAACCATGGTTTTGGTAATCTATCTGCTGTTCTTTATGTGGAGTTTGATCCAATAGAGCATACATCAACGGCATTCTATCCCCCGTTCCCAGATCCATTTTTTGGTCATATTAAAAGTGCTGTATTGCCTGATGTCCAAGAGGGTGATATAATATTCTTCCCAGCAATGCTGGGTCATGAAGCACCACCCCACTATTCTGATAAAATCAGAACAATCATGTCCTTTAATATTCCTGTATCTTAATTATGGCAAATATCGATACTCAAAAATATGTTGAATTTGTAAAGCAAACAACCAGCGCCCCCAGTCTGGATTATCCAGTTCTCTCTGCTCGTCTTAGTGAACTTGAGGCAAGTGGTGCAAACGTTACTCAACTTATGACTGCTGCTTTTGGTCTTACTGCAGAAGCAGGTGAGTTTACTGAAGTTGTGAAAAAAATCTTCCTTCAAGGTAAGCAATATAATGAAGAGAATGTGTTCCACATGAAGCGTGAGATTGGTGACATCATGTGGTACGTTGCTCAAGCATGTATGGCACTAGACATTAGTCTTGATGATGTTATTCAAATGAATTTTGAAAAACTGAGTGCTCGTTATCCAGAAGGTGCATTTAGCATCGAACGATCTGAGAATCGAGTAGAAGGCGATCTTTGATGAGTAAATTTCTTCCTTACCAAAGTGTTAGTAATAAACTCGCTCTTCTTAATACTTACCACAAAAGTATTTTAGAAGAGTATAAGACTAACATCGGTGAGTTAGAATTTAGAGATTTTACTCAAGAACAAAAAGAATATATAGAGGTTTATTCTCAAGGATATCCAATAGGATATCAGTCCTATTACATGGCAAAAATGAGAGATTCCTCTAAGCAGGGGTGGCATATTGCACCCCTTTTTGCTGAGAATAATTTATATCATATCAATACATCAAAACTTCCAATACTTACTCAAGTTTTGTCTGCGATTGGAATGACAACTGTTTGTGCTATTAATGTACTAGATCCTGGACAATCATTAGATTGGCACATTGATAAAGATTATATTCCTGGAGTTCAATTGCTTAGGATTATGTGGGGTTTAGATATTGCTGAAGAAGATAAAACATCAATCATCCAAATAAAAAATACTGACGGTAGTATAGAAACAAAAGAATTTAAGAACAAAGAGTTTTATATATTCCATCCTTTGTCTGAGCATAGGGTAGAGAACAATATGACTACCTCAAGATCTGTTGTCTGTATAGATTATATTGCAGGAGATAAATATATTAAGAACTCTATTCTATGAAGACAATGGCGGAAACTAAAACAACTCTTAGAGTTACCTTACCATTAAGAAAAGATTTGGTTGACCAAGTACTTAGAAAAGTGAAGGCAAAAAACATTGATGAATATCTCAATGAAAAACTTCAAGAAGATTTAAAACGTTTAACTTGAACACTTATAAAGAATAAATATTAGTACATCCTGATAAATATGAAAAAGTTTTCGCAATTCATCAAGGAGTCCCAGTCTGTTGCTTCCATTAATGGAAGAAGACTTGGATTAGTTCCCGATGGTCATGGAGGATTCCATGACAAAAAAACGGGAGAATTTATTGCGAAAAATGTTGGGGGTAGGTTGAAGTTCTATAACCAAAACCAAGTTTTGGGAGAACCAGATCCACCACAAAAAAGGACAGTCGCAAATCAAAGACCAGTAGCAACTCAAGTTGCTAAGGTAAAGAAAAAAAAGAATAGTGTAACGACTGAAATCCCAGAACAAATTGATCGCAAAAAAGAACAAGACCTCAGAGAAAGATATATTGCTGGGGAAATTTTTTGTGAAGGAACATATGTTCAGAATTTAAAAACCAATAAGATTGGTAAGATTGTTCGTAGGGGTACAAATCATCTCATCTGCGTTACAGAGAGTGATGAAATGTTCAAATCATGGATTAGAGATGTTGTCGAATGGACAGAGGTCTCTGGAGTTCCTGCAACTCAAAGAGAAGTTGGAACGGATGAATTCAGAGAGTATGCAATGAAGATGACTGGAACAAAGAAAATCAGGAATTTCATAAATAAATACAAGGCAAAAAAGAAGTATTAGAGTAATGGCAAACCTTAAGCATGTGGTCACCGATCTTCATCAAGTTTACTTGGCGGAGATGGACGCAAAAATTAAACCACAATTAGACAAGTCATCTGGTTCTTCAGGCGGATCAGACGAAGGTGAGAAGAAGTCTGGTGGTGGCGGGGAAGACAACATAAAGAAGGCAGCAAGACAACTTGCATATGACACAAGATATAAGGCGAGAAGAGAAGGAATTCCCCTTGAAAGAGCATTTGCCCAATCAGTTGGTAACTCTAATGCTTCTGCTCCTGTAAAGGATGCTGCTAAAGCAATGCTTTTTAGTGGTCCAAAAGAAGAGGTTGAGTTTGACGAAGCAACTGCAATGGCAAAGCGTGGTCATGATGAGACCGCTATTCGTAATAAAATTGCAGCAAATACTAGAGGTGGTGCTGCAGCAGACAGAGCAACTGCGCTTGCAGATAAACCAACCTATGGTGATAGTGTAAAGAAGGCAGCAAGAGAAAGACTTGCTAGAACGCAAAGAGGTGATCATCGTAACACCACTTCATCCAACCCTGGTCTCCATGGTTATGGTCATAAATCAAATGATCCTGCTGTAAAAGCAAAGCAAGCAGCAAGAGGAGCGCAAAGAGGATCTGCAACCTTGACACCTGCAGAAAGACAAAAACTCAATATGGGTGATGAAGTTGCTCAGATGGGTGATGATCTTCAAGAACTCAGAAAGGGTAATAAGGAGCAAGTTCGCGTAACTCCTAAGAAGGGTTATGGAAAGTCATATGTTAGAATGGCGGATCAAAAGAAAAAGCATGAACTGAGAAGTAATCCTCAAATTCAATCAGTGACGCCTAGTGATTATGGTGATCCCTATGAAGGTGATCAGAAAAAGAAGAAGGTTGCTAAGAAAGGAAATAATCTTGATCCAGTAGGTCAGGAAGATGCTGATGTAAATAACAACGGCAAAAAGAATGATTCTTCTGATAAGTACATCATGAAGAAGCGCAAAGCAATCGGTAATGCGATGGCAAAGCGTGGTAACAAACAGAATATTAAGTCACACTTCTCTAACTGGAAAGCGGAACTTGGTCTTCAAGAGGAGACCATGGTTGAGGTTGCTGGTGAGGATAAAAATAAAAAACTCACTGAGAAGAGTGTAAAGAATACTATTGTTATTAATCCAGAACTCAAAGAAGCAGCAGCAAGACTTGGTGGAGAAGTTCTTGACGTTAATGAATTAACTCAGGAACAAGTCGAAGAGATCCTTATGGATCAAATCACCGAAAATCTTGCAACTCTTGAGACTCTTGGTATTGATATTCAAGAGATCTCTTCTCACCTTGCTTTGACTGCTTCACAAAAAGCAGACGAGTTGAGAAGGAGGGCAGCAATTGCTGGAGACAGGGAAACTGCTGCAAAAAAAGCAGCACAAGCATCTCGAATTTACAAGGGAGTAGGACCTCGTAAAGCAAGAGAGAGAGTACAAGACGCAAAAAAGGACCTAGCGAGGCGGTAGATTCTATCTCCTCGCTATCAGCTCGCCAACAAGATACTGAACGACAGCAAGCACAAAATGCTAGAGTTGAAGTTGAAAAAAATAAGGCAGCAACATTTAAAAAGAAAAAGCAGGATGCTGATGAGAGAGCAGCATTGAAGGGTGAAATTAAGCGTGAGCTTAGTAACTCTTTTGAACCAGAAGGTGATGTAGTTGAAGCATTTCCTAATGTTCCAATTTCTCAAGACAGATTGAATCCTGTTGATCGAGCAACTGGAAAATCAAAATATAAAATGATTACTGATCCAAAAACTGGTAAACCAAAAGAGATACAAAATCCTAGTTTTGGATTGCTACAAAAGGCTCATTTTGAACCAGAAGGAGAATCTGTTGATGAGCGTACTCGTTACGCTAAAGAAACTGGTAAAGATCCTCAGACTGGTAAACCCTCAGTAAAGGGCGGTAATCCTCCACCAGCAGCAATGCGAGGTCTTGAAAGAGAACTTAGAAGCACTGGTGGATTGATGTCTTCCAGAAGGAAACCAATCAAACCTCAAGGTAAGAAAAAGGATCCTGGTGCAAAAGGTTATCAGGGGAGAACCCCTGTTGATAGGATTAGAGCAGAACTTGCACGCAAGAGAGCACCTAAACCCAATCCATACAGACCAAGAGCTGGTGAATCTGATTGATTAAATAATCCTTAAGTCTGCTATATAGATTGTATAGCAGACTGAGGTTTATCATGCTTGCATTTTTACTCCCACTAGCATCAAAAATTATTAAGGACGCAGTTACCAAAGTTCCTGACAACGAGGAACTTGGTGAGAAGTTGGTTGAAGTTTGCCTGATTATTCTTAAGAAGGCAGTTACTCTAACCAAGACCGACATGGATGACAAGTTACTTGCAGTTGTTGAACAAGCAATTAAAGCAAGAGAAGAGGAATGATACATTTGGGGGGCGCTGCCCCCTTTTGTACTAGGCAGATTTTATAAATAAAAAAAGATAACTGAACTTTACGGAAGCACAGGACATGGCACTCTGGGGAAATAGTGACGCTAAATTTGCAGGGGGAACAGTCTCCCTGAACTACACTACATTGGTAGTAACTGGATCGGGAACTTCGTTCGGTGCCGTTGGCGCTGCTGCAACTGGCGATGTAATTAGATTTGGTTCTAGAGTAGGAACAGGTACTTATTTTGGTGATGCTGTAATTACTGGAATTACTAGTGCTGGAGAACTCGCTATTGGTTCTACAGCAGGACTGAGTGGGGTTGCAATTGCTGGAACATCGTTCCAAATTTCACAACTTCCAAAATATACTGTTCTTGATTCTAAGTACAGTGAGTCTGCATCAGGAACCGAAGATTCTTATGTCTACGGTATTTCTACTGCTGGTGGATCTGGAGCACAAAATACTTCATATCAAATTTCTCATGCTGGTTGGGTTGGTGTTACAACTTATGTTGACCAACATGGAAATCTGAGAGTAAAGTCAGAAACTCTTGTTGCGATGTCTGGCATTACAACTGGCAACACTCCTCTTTATGATGGCAACCCATTAGTATGATAAACTAATATATGAATTTTACTGAGTTGAATGAAGATAATTTTTTGTTGTTTGCTATAAAAAATTATGAGAATCCTCAAGCGGTAACAAAAGAGGATTTTGATAAAGATCTAAATCATTTTAAGTACATAAAAAGATTACTTAAAAGATATAGAAATACTGGGCAACTTAAGACACACCTTCTTATTAATCACTTTATAGTTCTTTATAATCTCTTTGGTGAAGCGGCAACCCCGATGCTGTTTTACAAGATAGAAAGAGATTTATGGGATGTTATGAAAACTTTTATAATATTTTTGAACAGATTGCCTGAGTATCCTAAAACATATATTCATGATATCCCTGTTGACATAACCTGCCTATCAGAACTTAGAAAGGTCTACAAAAATGAATCTTGATAAGATCATTTATTACATTAGAGAGACTATGGTTGCCAATGCTCCAAGCACTGGTGGTGGTTTTAGTGCAAGTTCTGATGCTGAGGGACCAGTTGCTGGTAATACTTACAAGTTACCATTCAAACAGTTTAAGAGAAAGAGATATATCTATCAAAAAAATACACGCAAAAATTGGACGTGAGTCATGGCATTCGGTCTCCAGAAGTTAGCGGTCCTTGAATCCAAACTTTCAATTTATGAAGACCTAAGTAAAGAAATGCTCGACAAACTTGAGCGAGCAGTCGCCACTATCTCAGAGAATAGCAATAGAGTTGCAGTAATTCTTGAGAGGCATGAAGGAAGACTGAATGAAAGTGACAAGAATGATGCTCTCATTCTTAAGATGTTGGAAGATGTAAAGACTGCAAATACCAAAGAGCATAAGGTAGTAATTGAGAGAATAGAAAGAATAGAAACTAGAGTATCTGATCTTTATAAGTTTCGTTGGATTGCAGTTGGAATTGCACTTGCAGCAGTAACCATTTTAAAGGCACCTGATATATTCGGTAACATTTTACTGCCACAACCAGCACCTCAAGTACAAGTTCAAAAATAAATATTCATGGTTTGGTACGAACCATGAACAAGCACAAAGACTCGATCTATTATCTACAAAAATTGTCCAACGCAGTATTCATGTGGACCAGTATGGTCACTGTCTGCCTCTGGGAAACTGAGGTTGACAGTAGGTTCTGGGAGTGTTAAGATCGAACCATACACATTTTCATTATGGATTTTGTTGACGTTAGGTTCATCAATCTAATATCCACCAGACTGCAAAAATTTAAGAGGGTAAAACCTGATCTCTACAACTTCAGGTGCCCTATCTGCGGAGATTCCGAGAAGAGTAAAAGTAAGGCGCGTGGATATCTCTACGGAGTGAAGAACAACACAAATTTTAAGTGCCACAACTGTGGTCTTAGTTTGTCGTTCAATAATTTCTTAAAGCAGTTTGATGCGGATTTACATAAAGAATACTCTCTTGAAAAGTTCAAGGAAGGTCATACTGGCAAAAATTTTACAGTAAAAGAACCAGAATTTAACTTTAAGAAACCAAAATTTAATACTAGTATTAAAATCGATTTGCCAAAGGCATCATCAAATCCTGAAGCAAAAAAGTATCTTGAATCTAGAAATATTGATCCAGATAAATTTTATTATGTGGACCACTTTAAAAAGTGGACCAATACGATGGTTCGTACTTTTGATGACCTTAAGTACGATGAACCAAGAATTATTATTCCTTTGATTTATGATAATAAATTTATAGGATATCAGGGAAGGGCATTGGGACCAAGCAAAGTTAAATATATAACTATCATGCTTGATGAAGATGCTCCAAAAATTTATGGACTTGATACGGTAAAGAAAGATGAACCAGTATACGTTACAGAAGGACCTTTCGACAGCACGTTCATTCGCAATTCGATTGCTATGTGCGGAGCTGATGCTGATATCAGTCGTTGGGGGATTATCAATCCTGTGTATGTCTATGATAACGAACCACGAAATAGAGAGATCGTCAAAAGGATCGCTGCAAAAATTGAGAGTGGAAACCCCGTCGTCATTTATCCAGAATCGGTAAACGTTAAGGACATTAATGATATGGTCTTGTCTGGACTTGATGTTCAGAATCTGATAGAATGTAATACCTACAAAGGTTTACAGGCAAAGTTAAAATTTACATCTTGGAAGAAAATATGAGCAACGGTATTAAGGTAGTTAAAAGATCTGGCAAGATTGAACCCATCAACCTAGATAAGATGCACGTCATGGTTGAAGAGGCGTGTAAGGACCTTGCAGGCGTCTCTGCTAGTCAAGTTGAGATCCAGTCTGGAATTCAATTTTATGACGGTATTACGACAGCAGAGATTCAAGAAATCCTAATTAGATCAGCATCTGATTTGATTGATCTTGATCATCCAAATTATCAATTTGTTGCCGCTAGACTGTTGCTGTTCTCTGTACGCAAGTCGGTCTTTGGTCGCATGAGAGAACTTCCTCCATTGACTACTCACATTAAAAATTGTGTGGAGAAAGGTCTTTATGACTCCGCTATTCTTAATAACTATACTGAAGAAGAACTGGTCAAAGTTAGCAACTTGGTTGATCATCATCGTGACTTCTTGTTCACTTATGCGGGTCTACGTCAGGTCGTTGACAAGTACCTTGTGCAGGACAGAAGTTCTGGAAAGGTATATGAAACGCCCCAGTTCATGTACATGATGATTGCTCTGACTATTTTTGCAGAGTATCCAAAACAAACACGTATGTCATATGTAAAGAGGTACTATGACGCAATCTCAAAGCACAAAATCAACATTCCCACACCTATTATGGCGGGAGTGCGAACTCCACTTCGACAATTTGCTAGCTGTGTTCTTGTTGATGTTGATGACACCCTCGATTCTATCTTTAGCTCTGATATGGCTATTGGCAGATACGTTGCACAAAGGGCG